TTCTCAAAGCTAATGGCGTACAAGCCGTTATCGAAAACGTTAGTTCAGATACTGAGCACTTAGCTGTTTGGTCTTTGGATAAAGACGCATGGAGATCGTTTCGTGTAAACACAGTTCTTGGTTGGGAGGTACTATAATGTCAGAATTTCTTTGGGTTGAAAAATATCGACCACAAAAAATTCAAGATTGTATTTTACCGAAATCAATCAAGAAAACTTTTGAAGATATTGTTAGAGGAGGTGACCTACACAATATGCTTCTTACCGGGACAGCCGGCTTAGGTAAAACAACAGTTGCGAAAGCTTTGTGCAATGAACTTGACTTGGATTATCTTTTGATCAATGGATCCGAAGAGTCTGGCATCGATACGCTTAGAAACAAAATTAAGCAGTTTGCATCTACTGTTTCACTACAAGGTGGTTACAAGGTAGTTATCCTTGATGAAGCAGATTATCTCAACGCTCAATCGACACAACCCGCATTGCGTGGTTTTATTGAAGAGTTCTCGAATAATTGTCGATTTATATTGACATGCAATTTCAAGAATCGAATCATTGAACCATTGCATTCTCGTTGTACTACAATTGAGTTTAATGTTTCTAAAAAACAAGCAGCTCCACTTTGTGGGCAATTTCTCAAAAGATGTACTAACATCCTAAAAGATGAAGGTATTGATTATGATGAGAAAGTTGTTGCTGAATTAATAATGAAACACATGCCTGATTGGCGTAAAGTTCTTAATGAGCTTCAGCGTTATGGAAGTAGTGGTACTATTGACACAGGCATTTTAGTATCTTTATCGGAGGTATCTCTCAATGATCTTATGATCCACTTGAAGCAGAAGAACTTTAGAGGTATGCGTCAGTGGGTAAGTAACAATATTGATTCTGAACCTGCAGCAATTTATCGTAAAATATACGATAACATGAATGACTATATTGATCCTCAGAGTATACCACAACTGGTACTTATTCTAGCGGACTATCAATATAAGAATTCGTTTGTTGCAGATCACGAACTTAATACAGTTGCTTGTCTTACTGAGGTAATGGCTGGGGTTTCATTCAAATGAGCCCCTTCGATTATCTAAACGCAATTAACACAACTAAAAAGGATATAATGGTTGATGATGTGGCTGAAAAAGCATACGCATCGTTTATGGTTAATCGAGGACTTTCATATTTTCCCGACACAATTCTTTTCGCAAATGAAATGAATGTGAACCACCATATAGATCATCGTCTTCAATTTGATTTTTTTATAAATATAATTAAGAAGAAGAAAAGATTCTCTAAATGGGCAAAGCCTATCAACATAGAGAACTTGGAACTTATAAAAGAATATTATGGATATAGTAATGAAAAAGCTAAATCTGTATTGTCATTATTAAATGGCGAACAAATTAACGAATTGAAATTAAGGATGTATAAAGGTGGAAAACGAAAATAATATTGAAGTCCAGTGGACTCCAGCTTCTATGTTGGAGATTACTCTCAACGAACCAGATGACTTTCTCAAAATAAGAGAAACATTAACTAGAATTGGTGTGGCGTCTAGAAAAGATCAAAAGCTATACCAATCATGTCATATATTGCACAAGCAAGGTAGATACTTTATTGTGCACTTTAAAGAGTTATTCTTATTAGATGGGAAACCTTCTAATCTAATGTTGAACGATATCCAGCGTAGAAATACAATTGCTACATTGCTGGCAGATTGGGGACTCGTAACTTTTGTTACCGCCGATCAAGCTAAAGATATTGCACCGTTAAGACAGATTAAAGTAATTCCATTTAAGGAAAAAACAGAATGGCAACTATGTCCTAAATACAATATAGGAAATAGTAATAATGGAGAAAAAACTTAAAAAAGCATGGACTACATTTCATAAGTTTATGAAGTCCGGCAGACTAAATAAAGTTTGCAAAAAATGTTTAAACTAGCAACGAGAGTTGTATAAATAAATGTGGACGCCGAATTGGTCGGGTCCACATATTAATCTTGCTTTAAATAGGAGAAACAAAATGGTAAGAAATACTATGAACGTACCGCGTTCACTATTCATTGGATTTGATCCAATATTAAATGAACTTGAAAGAATCCACTCAGCTGGAAGATCTCAAGACAACTATCCCCCACATAACGTTGTAAAGATCGATAACGATAACTTCAATATCGAACTTGCTGTTGCAGGATTTTCGGAAGAAGACATTTCTGTAGAAGTAAAGGATGGTATTCTATTAATTAAAGGTCAAAATTCTGAAGATGATGATCGTGAATACGCACACAAAGGGATTTCATCCCGCAAATTTGAGAAGTCCTTTCGACTCTCTGAATTTGTCGTAATAGACGGGGCCGAACTTGTGAATGGGATACTTGTGGTGAATGCCAGGGTTGAAGTTCCAGAAGAGAGGCGTCCTAGAAAGATCGAAATCGGGTCTGCTGGGGCATCAAAGAAGAAGGAATTTATTCAAGAATAGATTCCGGTGAGCAGCGAAAACTCAGTGGATTGTAATAATCAATTTACTGGAGTCAAATCATGGGTTACATACGTAAACACAAAGATGGCATTAGGACTGGATTCGAACTTATATTTTTAATGTGTGGAATTTTAGCAATTTCACCCGTTATAATTTATTTGCAGATGAATTCATTCTAAAGGAATCGGAGCGGGAGAGATCACTCTCTCCCAATTCTTTTATGTACAAAACGTTGAAACTGTGATATAATATATACATATTACTAGATAATGGTTACACTATGAACACAAAATTTTACACTAACGTTTCTCGTTATGGCAATTCATTGCTATATCGTGGTTATAAAAACGGTAAAAAAATACAAACAAAAATTAAATACCAACCTACTTATTTTGTAAGTACGGCAAAACCTTCTAACTGGAAATCACTCGATGGAGCTAATGTATCTCCAATCAATTTTGATTCTATGCGCGACGCGAAAGATTGGTTACAGGTAAATTCTCAAGTTGTCGGTAGACACATCTACGGCAATAACAAACATATTCCTGCTTTTATCAACGACGAATTTCCAGGTGAAATCGCTTTTGATAGAAACCAAATTAATGTATCTACGATCGATATCGAGGTGCAATCAGATGCAGGTTTTCCAGAGCCAGAACAAGCAGCTCACGAAATTACAGCTATCTGTATGAAAAACAATATTGACAACACATTTTATGTGTGGGGTCTTAAAGACTATGATGTAGAAAATAGTATCATGCAAGAAAATCGTGTGGTCTATAAACACTGCAAAACCGAATCAGAACTTTTACTTGAATTTATTGCACATTGGTCTTTACCATCGCAATGTCCAGACGTAATTACCGGTTGGAATTCACGCTTCTTTGATATACCTTACATTGTAAATCGAATCATAAAAATCCACGGTGAAGAGTTTGTTCGCAGATTATCTCCATGGGGATTAATTGACCGTCGTGATATTACAACAATGCAACGTAAACAAATGGCATATGAAATTCAGGGCATTGCTCAAATGGATTATCTAGACTTGTTTAAAAAGTTCGGTTACTCTTATGGTCCACAAGAAACATACAAACTAGATCATATTGCATCAGTAGTTCTTGGTGAGAAGAAACTAAGTTATGAAGAGCACGGCAATTTGCATACTTTATATAAGCATGATCATCAAAAGTTTATTGATTATAACATTAAAGACGTAGATCTAGTAGATCGTTTCGAAGATAAGATGGGNNTNATTACANTNGCNNTNACNATGGCATATCGNGGNGGTGTAAACTACAGCGATGTCATGGGCACTACTGCAATATGGGATGCTATCATATTTCGTAATCTATATGCAAATCAAGTTATAATTCCATTTGCCGAAGAGAAGTTTAAAACTCCATATCCTGGTGGTTATGTTAAAGATCCACATGTTGGAATGCACAAATGGGTAGTTTCTTTTGATTTAAACTCACTATATCCATCCATTATTATGCAAAATAACATGTCACCGGAAACTATTATTCCAGGCAAAGTTGCTAATGTTAACGTTGATAATCTTCTTTCTGGAGAAATTAAACCTAGACTCGATGCTAATGAATGTGCTTCCGCATCAGGTCAGTATTTTAAAACTGATGAGCAAGGTATTCTACCAAAGATTATCGATGAAATGTATAGCGAGCGTGTTGTCATTAAACGACAAATGATTGCGTCTCAAAAAGAACTTGAAAGGATTGACAAAAATGACAAACAGGAATTATATCGAGTTCAGCGTGATATTGCGATCGCAGAGAATCAGCAAATGTCTATTAAGATTCTCCTTAATTCTCTTTATGGTGCTCTCGGCAACAAGTACTTCAGATTCTTCGATCAGCGAATCGCAGAAGGAATTACACTTACTGGACAGCTCACAATTCGATGGGCCGAAAAGGCAATTAACACTTACCTTAACTCAGTGCTTAAAACTAAGAAAGACTATGTTCTTGCGATCGACACCGATTCAGTGTATGTTTGCTTAGATGATCTTGTATCTGCTGTTAACCCAAAAAATCCATTAGAGTTTGTCGATACTGTTTGCAAAGAAAAGCTTGAAGATGTTCTAGAAAAATCTTATGGTGATTTGTTTGATATCATGGGTGGTATTGAAAATCGTATGGTGATGAAACGTGAAGCTATTGCTGACCGTGGTATTTGGACTGCCAAGAAACGTTATATCCTAAATGTACTTGACAACGAAGGTGTTCGTTACGCAGAACCTAAGCTAAAAATTATGGGTATCGAAGCTATTAAGTCTTCAACTCCTGCACCATGCCGCGAAGCTCTAAAGGAAATGTTTAAGACTATTATTGGTGGAACCGAACGTGATGTACAAAACAACATCGAATCGTTCCGAACATATTTTAAAACTTTGTCACCAGATCAGATTGCATTCCCACGTGGTATTACAAATCTAACTCAATTTAAAGACAAACAAACAATCTATCGAAAAGGAACTCCTATCCACGCACGTGGCGGTATCTTATACAATAAGATGCTAAAGGATCTTTCCCTAGATAAGCAATACAACAAAATTCAAAATGGCGAGAAGATCAAGTTTATATACTTGCGAACTCCAAATCACATCAAGGAAAATGTAATTTCTTTCTTAGATTACCTTCCAGAGGAGTTTGGTCTACATCGCTATATTGATTATGATACACAATTCAACAAAACATTCTTGGATGTTATTGACCCGATTCTATCGGCTGTTGGATGGAATTCCAAAGAGATCGCGACACTCGATGAATTCTTTTAAAATAACTGTGTACAAACCATTAAAGTCGTGTTATAATATACCACATACAGGAGAAAAAATATGAAAATAGTAAGACTNACAACGGGTGATGAAGTCATTTGTAAGGTCACAGAAACAGAAAACTCAGTTACTATAACTGATGGTTTTTCAAT